GGGTCTTTGGTTTCCGCACCGGAACATGCATACATGTTGATCACATCATGAATGTTGCCATCGGTGTCTTCGACGATGTATCTCATTGACCACCTCCAGTGAGCGCTTGCAATGCATTCTGGCCGCCACCCATGTTTGCCTGTGAAAGGTTCTTGGCGCCAGCCGATAGTTGCTCGGCAATCTGGGCCTGCTGTGCCTGCTGCTGTTGCTTCTGCCGATCCGCGCGAATCTGGGCCAGAGCCTCTGGCGATCTTATCATCTTAGGATCATTGTTCAGTAGACTGCTTGCTTTGTCAAGCGCATAATCAATGTCGATGTTGTCCATAACCCCAGGGTCAACACCAACGAGCGAGCCCGCGAGTTGAAGCAGTCGCTCGATTGAGGCCATTTCAGTGGCTTGTTGGGCCTGTTGAAGCATAGAGACGAACTCAATGTTCATCATTTGGCCCTGAATCTCAGGTGGCGCAGGTGGCAGGATTCCAGCGCGCTGAGCGATAGCAAATACCCGTTCGATCGTTGGTTTTAGGACTTCGTTGTCGATTCGCTCAAGAACCGGCCCAAGCATCACGAGTGACTCCGACTTGCGAAGATCCCATTCAACGGCGGTGACATTGGATCTGGTTTCGTACTGCGACGCGACCTTAAGGACATCGTTAAAGAAGATCTGCGAGATCCGAGAGCGAACCTCCGCAAGATCCTCTGTAATTTCTTGGATCGGAAACTTGGTGTCGTAGACTGAGGAGAACCCCGGTTTGCCAGCGGCGGCGTAGCCAGAGACGTATGTGACGCCGCCTGGTGTCAGGTTCGCCGGTTGGTTCTTGAGTTGAACATCAGCGACCATAGGCGGGTTGACCATTTTGTCGATGGCCTGGGCCTTGCGCCGGGTTTCTAACTGAAGCTGCTTCTGATCTGGAAGCGCATCCATTCCTGGAGAGCGCCCGTAAGGGTCATTAGAGACAATATCCCATCGGCCAGTGATGTTCGGTTGCTCAAAGAAACCGCGCCGGCGCAGAAATCCCGGGGGGCTAGCAGCGCCTCCCTGTGGGCTTGTGGATCCACCCCATTCCCAATAGGCTTCGCGGAACTTGAAATGTTCAGGGAATCCAAACTCGCGGGCGCGCCCATCGTCATTGGGTTCGATCGAGTGCGCAATGATCAGCTCCCGCGTTAGGTTGGCGCCACCAGGATCATCGTAAAGCTGTTGGATTGGCGCCGAGCAATTCTCGTAGCCAAACTCCATGACGCAGGCTTGGACCGTGAATGTGAACTCTCGGTAAAATATCGTTGGCCGATATTTGCCATCGATGTCGATATAGTATTCGCCAAGGCATGGGTTTATGCAGTTGATGACGTTTTCGAAATCCTCGTAGATCAACATCGAGGCCGTGCCGAAGATTACAAGGTCGAAGTAGAATACGGCGATGGAGTTGTAAAAGTTTGACTCCGCAAAGATCAAGTACATTAGGCGTTCGCACTCAGCAAGCCACAGTGACACCGGCGATGTCTGCGTGGAGTCCAAGCGGCCAATACGAACCTTAAACCAAGGAGTCGTTGGCGAGGACTTACCTGAGACAAGACCAGACGCGAGGTTGCGAGCATTGATAACGCCAGAGGAATCAAGGATATGCTGATTGACAGGTGCTCCGCGAGCCATCTGGTTCGGCGTGATTAGCCACTTATATCGGCGCGAAAGGAAATAGTCCGCAAGCTCTCGCCAGTGCACCCACCAAGAATAGCGGTTGGTCCGCAGGGCAATTAAGCGTCCTTCGGAATAGCGCCGATAAGCGTAGTCGCGATCAGTTACTTGCTGGGCCACTGGTCTTGGCGCCTTTCTTTATAAGACGGCCTTCGGAATGCATTTGCGCAGCGGCCATCAAGGCAAAAGTTGGCGAGGGCGGTGCTGGCGCAGAGATCCCTGAAGCGGCTGGTGCTTGTGTGGCCTGCGCTGCTGTGATTGGAACTACTGGCATCGGTTATTGCCCCAATAGCGATTTCTGGCCGGAGACGTTGCCAGTCTGTGGAGTGGCAGCGGCGGCTAGGAAGCTGGGATTGGTCGAGTTAGTTTTGAATGTGCTAGATGATCCTGTTGGCGACATTGCAGGTGGCGCAGCCGCAGAAGGGGCAGGAGGCGCAGCGGCAGCAGGTGCTGCGGATGAAGCGCTGGATGAGCCGCCACCACTTTTTGATCCTCCAAGCAATTCTGCGCCAGCTACACCAAGGCCTGCAGCGCCTGCAAGACCGGCTGCGCCAGCACCTAAGCTGCCAGCGGCACCAGCAGCAGCGCTACCGAGCGCGCCAAGGCCACCAACAACGGCATCTGAAAGGGCAGCCGCGCCAGCGCCAACGGCAGCCGCAAGGCCAAAGCAAGCTGTTCGAGAGAATAGATCCTCACGAATTACGTCGATCATGCAAACATCCTTTCAGGCGCGTATGGATCCCATTCACTTTCGACTAGATCCTTGTGTGGGAAATCACCACCTGCCGTCGATGATAGAGATAGAGGCCCGCCAAAGGTCAGGCATAGAGCATCGAGATCGTCGAGGACCAGATTTGGATTGTCATCCATTAGGTCTTCTTTGGAAGTCAAGACGATCTCGTCACGGTTGTTGAACGTGTATTTGATTGACGACATGGCGATGCGAAGTTGCGGATCATCTGGCAGTGCACCAGTTGGCAACCAAGCACGAAGGGCACCATACATTGCGGATCGCATGTTGGCGTAGCGTTCACCAGCTGTGTCAAAGACCACGCCTGAGATTATATCTTTGCCACCAAATTGGATTTCGGTGACGACTAACCGGCGGTTGCGACATTGATCGACGACGCCGCCACCGACACCACCACCATCGATGAAGATCCCGTCTGGATGATAGCGCTCGAAGGTTGAGAAGATCCGGTTGGTAAGTTCGACAGTAGAGATTCCATTGAAGATCTCCCGGTCAATGGTGCGGGCGTCGCGGCCTTTGCGCGGAAAGATAACAGAGTTGTTGCGGCCAAAGCGCGCGACGTCAACGCCAATTGCAAGCGGAACGAACTTGTCGATATATGGCACCTCACGCGACATGGCTTGGTTGATATCGTCGTATGAGAAGAACTCCATCTCGCCGTGCCGCGGGAATTGGCCCAACACGCGCACACGCACGAAGTCAGAGTCGAGGCCGTAGGTCTTGATCCATTTGTCGAACCGAGACTTGTTGGTGATCTTGACAGTACGCGAGTCAATCTGACGGCTGCGCCAATGCTCAGCGTGCATACCGCCAGCGAAGCATTCCTTAAAGCGGCCAATGTTGCGGGTCGGGTTGCCGAAGACAAGCCATAGGATCTGGGTGTTGGAATCGGTCATTGCGCCTTCGGCTGTTTCCCAGATTATGTCTGGGATCTCAGAGGCTTCGTCAAAGATCAGCAGAAGGCGCTTGCCCTGATTGTGAAGACCAGCGAACGCCGCTGGGTTCTTCTCAGACCAAGGGATCATGTCGATGCGCCACGTTAGAGCACGGGCAGGGTCTTTTGAGAACAGCGCCGTGGCAGTCAGAGTGAAGTGATCGCTAGCAAAGAAACAGAGGTTGAACCATTTCCCGAGTTCTGCCCAGGTCTTGGTCTTAAGCTGGGTTTCGGTGTTGGCGGTGATGACGCCACGAGTGTCTGGGAAAGTGCAGAAGGCCCACATGATAATCATGGCGACGGTTGCGGATTTGCCAATGCCGTGGCCAGAGGCGGTTGCTTCTTGGATCGCCTCGTCTGGCGTGAGTAAGCCAACGCGGATGCGCTCGAATAGCTCCAGCGTCCACTCGTCTGGGCCGTCGAAGTTCGCTAAGACCGTACCAGCTTCGCCCCATGGGTATGCGCCCATTGTGAAGGCCAATGGAGAATTGGTTGTTGAGGCCAGCCAAGTAAGAAGGTCTTCGTCCATTGAGATTCTATACTTTCATTGAATGCGAACAACGGTGAGGGTTGAGTCTTTGCTTGTTCCCGTCTGGTTATATAGCATAACAGCGCCAGTAGCAGACGAAGAACAAGTGATTTTTATATTTCCGCCCGGAGAAGCCAACACCCCGCTAAGGTGTATGTGTGCCGTATATGAGGCTGCTTGCGCCGGTGGGCCTGCATCTATAACGGTCGTGCCATCCCATAGCTTACAGGTGTATTGTGTTATGTTTGACGTGTCATTGATCGTGACGCCACCAGTGGCCAGCCAAGTCCCAGACGTTCCCTGTGCCGTGCTTGGGCCGTCGTAAAATGTAGCTGCGCTGGTCATCGTGACGTTAGCGCCAAGAGAATTTGTGTAGTACGTCTGCGATACATTAAACGTGCAGGGGCTCGACGCATTTGTGGTCGTGTTATCGCAGTTGCCGCTTTGCGTTAGGCCGGTGCCCGCGACGTTCTTCTGCTCCGTGACTGTGCCAGTCCCCCCAGCAGCCATATAGCCAATGTTCGCACCAGTCCCGCCTGATGCCAGCACCCAGCCAGCGGTAGCAGCTGGAGGAAGGATTGTCCACCCGCTGGACGTGCGCGTGAGAATGCTGCCTTGCGTAGAGCCAAATGTTGCATCCAAGTAGGCCGTCATGGTGCTTGTATTGAGCGCGCCCGCTGACGTGTTGGTGACGATACCAGCAGTTGAGAAGGCATTATCGGTGAGGCTTGCAAATACCCCATTCCGCGATGCGTCTATCGCAGTGGTTCCGCTAATGGCTATTGCACCAGCAACATCCAATCGTTGAGCGGGTCCCGTAGTTCCAATTCCAAGATAACCAGCGGCACTCAGCCTCATTTGCTCGGCGGTTGAAGTCGTTCCTGTTGGAGTTGTATAAAATGAAAAATAGGTTCCCTGCGCCGTGTCAGTCCAATTCTCGGCTGCCACTCCATTTATAGATGCACGCTTTGTGGCTGCGTAGCTGGTCGCCCCATACCCACGCCATTGAAACTGACCGAGGTTGTCACCGGACAATGAAGCCGATGGTGACGCGCCGGTTCCGCGCGTTGATGACAACAAAATATTCGAAGTAGCGTTGGCACCATTGCCGAAAGCTGTCAGAGACATGCTTGTAGCAGCACCGTCCGAGTTGGCTATATTCATCTGAGCCGTTGGTATTACTGGCGTGGGTACGGCAACTGCGTTGGCTGATAAGGTGAGCACCCCAGAAGTAGATATTGATGCCGCCGCAGGAATCGTGAGCCCGCTCGGCAATGTCGTCAGCGATGTCACGGCCCCCGTTCCGGTGCCGGCGAATCCGAGAAGGCCGGGGGTGATAGGAGCTAGGTTGGCAATAGAGATCGAAGCGACAGATGAACCGATGTATGTCCACGTATTGATTAGGTAAGTAAATTGATACTGAATCCACTGGCCAATAGCACAGGAACTCGGCGCGCCAGACTGTACCGTAGAATATGCCGACGAAGGATTGATCGTTGTGACAGCGCCACCCGCACAGACTAGCGTGATTATTTGACCGTCAAATGGATTGGTTGGGAATACAACATTCCAAGTTGTGATCGCGCCTTGGGCCAAGATATTGAGATTTGATGGTTGCGTTGGGCGCGAGTTGACGATGTTGGTGGTGACCGTCGTGCCAGCGGCGACTGGAACGTAGCCGGTTGCGTAGATTGGCTGGTTCAGCAGGCCCTGAGCTGAGGCAAAGCTGGGCCAGAGGGCAAGGAGAAGGGCAAGGAATCGATTCACTGATATGCCACCGTAATGTCGCCCGCGGCTGTTGCGGTTACAACAGTGAGACCGGTGTTGAAGACCACGTCGTATGGCAGGGCTATTGGCGCTCCGGCGACGACTGTGATTACCGCGATAACTGTGCCAGATGCTGCAGTGTTGTCGTATAGCGTTATGGTCTCTGTGGCAGCCGGTGTGCCAATGGAGACCATCCGCAGGATGCCGGAGCCAGATTTGACAACGGTTGTAGTGTCGGTCGTGATATGTTGGTATTTGTTGGCGAAGGCCACGATCTGTGGTGGGCCGTAGGTCTGGGCTACGGCCGGTTGGCAAATAGAGAGCCCCAGAGCGAGCTCAAACAACAGCCATGCCTTCTGCAGCAAGCTCAGCCCTGGGGATCCGTGGCTGGGGGCCGACCACGGATTGGAAAGTCTATTCATGATCAATGACCTTTTGGCTGCGGGCCATGGCCGCTTCGAGTTTAGCCGCGAAGTCGACATTGACGTTGACGTTGGTTGAGCGCTTGCCATAGCCAGTGCGGTCGGCGGCGTCACGTGCGATAGCAATCAGTTCGCGCGTTGGAAGCAGCTCGCCGCGCTCATCGGCCTCGTCAAGCTTATCGGCGATCTGACGCTCGGCCTTGAGCTGGTTTGAGTAGATCAGATCGTAGTAAGCATCAGCGGACTCGCGCCAGGATTCAGTGAGGAGCCCGCGATAGTGCTCGATCAGCTCGATCATCGCTGGGTCTTGCTTGAGGATCACAATGGACGCAAGGCTGCGACCAGAGCGAGCTGCGATATCGAGGTTGGTTAGGCCAGAGGCCGCGAGCCGAGCGAGCTGGTGGTGGGAATCGCGGAGCTTCTTGACCGTTGGCTTCTTGGCAGGTGCACGCAGCGCCGCAAGGTCATCGCGCGTCATCGGCCGCACCGACTCAATCCGTGGCGTTGCACTGTTGCGGAGCGAATGGCCTGCGGGCACTGGTTAGATCCTTCGGCGAATCGTGGTCTGAGTGATCGGCACTACATCGGCCGCGCGATTGTAAATTGGCTGATACTCAGCGATCAGCGCGGCCAGCAATGCATCAACGCGGTCTGGGTGACAGGGCTGAACCAAGGCGCGGTCGAAAACAATGCCTGGGACTGGGTTCCAGGGCTGACCCGGCTTCCGCGCGAGCCGCCGATGTCCCGTGATCATATCGATCATGCCCTTGGCCTTGCCGACGTAAACCACGCGCCCGCGATGCTCCAGGAGATAAACCCCCGAGGCCAACGCCGCGCTGATATCGATAAACCCGCCGCCGCTCACCACAGCCCATCCTTCCATTATCTATGTCCAGTGAATCACAGATCGGCACAAAAGTCAAGCCCTGCGCGGGGACATACACCAGTCGCGCCAGCGGCCTGCAAATTTTTGGTGTAGGTTTGCAAATCAGCAATATTTGCTGTGGGGTGCACTGCGGCCGCGCGAAAGCCAAAATTTTGGCCCTGGGGGTCGCCGGAGCGATCACAACCAGGGCCAAGGTATGCCACACTGTTGCAGGAATGCCTCAGTCTTTCTTGGAGAATTCAGCGCGGTGTTCATCCACGAAGTCCAGGATATCCGGCCAAGCGGCGGCGAGCTTTTCGAACTGCGACAGGTACAGCGTCACGGGGAAGCGACCAATGCCATAGACCGATAGCGCGCCTTTTTCGGAGACCTTGCAGGTAATGGCGCGTTGCTTCGGCTGATTAGCCGCTAGCTGCATGACCAAGGTGGAGAGTTGTTCCTTAGAGAGCTTGGAAAGATCGGGAAGAACTTGTGACATGGTTCGGTCCTTTCGTCGTGGTGCCGTTGTGGCGATTGCAAGGTCGCATGGTTCGGGGATCGGCGTCAAGCGGTTTGTGATCACAAAATCGTGATCGGCGGTTGGCCGGACTTGGCATGACGATTGCTACGCGGGCTGCAGGCCCAGGCTACGCGCATGCGGGACTAAGCCAAGACTAAGCCACCTGCCCATCGGCACAACCTTGGCGCCCCCTGGGGACAACCATCGGCACTACCCTGGATTTCCCCCTGATTCCCGGAGTTGGCCCAAACAAGCCTCTCCCCACTATGTCCCACTTTTTCCCTCTCCGTTTCTCCTTTGTAAAATTCAAAAAATTGACATAAAGGAAGGGAGGGAAAGATGGGAGAGGCCTAGTTGGTGATTTTCGGGGAATGAGGGGTTGTGCCGGGGTTGTGCCGATGGTAGTGCCGGGGGATTGCCGGGGATGCACAGGCTTGGCGCGAGAGGCGATGGCAAAGCTGTGGATAACTCTGCGAGCCGCGATTGGGCGGTTGACATCGGTGCCGATCGGCGGTATATTGGCAGGGTCGGATAGTCAGGGAGCAAAGCAATGGTTACGATTGATTGGGATAACACTCAAAAGGCAATTGAGTTCACAATAAAGCATTATGGAACTAAAACACAAGGAGAAGATTATAGATTATCACAAGTGAGTGGTCATATTGTAGAGATGTTAAAGGATTTAATTGTGGCACATGAAGCATTATTAGGTCTTGAAGTAAGTTCATCAATTAAGATCAGCGTCAAGTAGACTAGGGAGCAAAGCTAATGGCAATATTCCGCATAACCATCGAGTATGAAGCCGAAGACAGCGCAACAACCGAGTCAGAGCTTGAGGCATTCTGTAACCTTGAGTTTGATATTCAAGATATCATGAAGCTTCAAGAGGGCCATGCTGGGCTTGGCCCATATTACGCCTGGATAGCCTGCGAAGAGATCACTGGGGGAGCAGGGCAAATGACCCTAGATGAAGCGAAAGAAGCCTTTGAGTGCTGCCCAAACCATGTAAAGGCGCTTAGGTGGCATGCCGTGGCCAAAGAATACTACGAAGATGGCATGATAAGCCTTGAAGAATATAAATCCATTGAAAGTGCCGTTAGACTGTTCTTAGGATGGGACTTTCAATGACCTATCGCAAGATCGGAGGCATCCACTGGCTAAGCCTTGGCCAATTGCGGATATCATGGTGCTGGAAACGGGAGAGGAAGCAATGACCATAGTAAAAGTAAGGAAAGGGAATGCCGCGTATGAGCTTGAACTGGATTATCTCAATAACGAAACATACAAGCGGGCCTTAATAGTTGGTTTAGAGGCTATCCTAAGGTACACAAAAGGCTCGCCATATAGGAGATACAAGATTGAGGTTGAGACAGCAATTGAAACCACACCGCAATTACCAATGAACGTAGCGAAACCGGAAAATCGCAGTTGACAACGCCGTTGCAATCGGCTATAATTAAGGACAATCGGAGGTCGAAGGTATTGCGTAACTTCCGCTGAATTGCAAGTCCGGAGGGCCGAGTCATCTGCCCTCCCAGCGTGCAATCCCGCACGATCCGTACCATAGACAGGTAAGGCCCATGACTACCAGCGTAGCCGCCGCAGCCTGTAGCGTACACCCTAAAGAGGACGATAACCAATGACCGTTCTGCATATTCCGATTACCAAAGGTAAGGGCAAAATCACCGTCGATACCGATGTGGATATCCCGGACGATATGTTCCGGCTTATCGTTGAAGAGGGCCTCAAGGTTGTCCTGAACGCCAAGATGTCCAAGATCACCACGGCGAAGCTCGAAGACGAGGAGCTGGCTGCCGCCCAGGCCGCAGCCATGGCCCAGGCAACAAAGAACTTCGAAGACCTCAAGGCCTCGAAGATCACCAAGGGGCGCTCTGCGGCCAGCTCGGCCAAAGTCACCGCTACCGTTTATGCCGAAGCAATGCGCCTTGCTCGTCTCATGGTCCGAGACGAGATCCGCAACAATGGCATGATCCCCAGCCGTGTGGAGTCCAAAAAAATCACTGCGGCAGCCAAGACCCTGGTCG